ACACAAGCCGACATCGCCAAAACCATGGCCGATATCGAGAAAATCAAAACAGAAACACAAGCGCAAATACCGGCAGAGGTCATGCAAGACCTTGCCAGCGCAATCACAGATTTGAATGCCCGGACAATTGATATTGAAGGGGNTTTCGATGCTTTTCTTTCCGCACAGGAAATGGAAGGGGCTACTGGCGAGCCTGTTTAATCCGCCTGCATTTACCACATAGGAGAACCGCACAATGAGCGATGAATCATTGCAAGGCGAAGTCGTCGAGACTTCTGCTGTGTCCGAACCTGTTGAGGACGTAAAAGAACAAACTGCGCAAGATGACACCACAGATCAGGCGGTGGAATCGGATTCAAATGAACAGCCCGAAGCTGACGAACAAGCGGAGCCGAAGGATAAGCCGAAAAAAGAGCTGACAGATGCCGAAAAGAAAGCTTATGCCCTCGAGAAACGCGTTGCCCGTCAAACAGCTGCTTATAACGAGTCACAAGAGAAAATCCGTGAGCTAACGGAACAACTATCAAAGCTTCAACCCAAGCAGGAAGACAATACCCCGAAAGAGGATGATTTCGATACTTGGGAAGAATATCAGGACGCACTTGTCGAGCATAAAGCCGAACAGCGTTTACGTGAAAAGGAAACCGCTGAAAAGCAAAAGCAATTGGCACAAAAGCAATACGAACAGTATGCCGCAGCCGAGCGCAATTTCCAAGAACGTGAACAGGCTTTCAGACAAGAGCATGCCGACTATGAAGAAAAGGCAGATGCATTTATTGAAATGCGGAACATGTATGTCGATAAACGCGGCGCACAAGACCCGACATTGAATGCCATCGGTCAAGTCATAGCGGAGACTGATATGGGGCCGGCATTAATCCATCACCTAGGCGGCAACGCTGATCTGGTTGATGAATTGGTGACAAAGACGCCAGTTCAAGTTGCCTTTGCATTGTTCGAATTACAGCAAACCCTTTCTCAAACACCTAAGCCTGACACTGAAACCAAACCTAAACCAATCAAGCCGCTGAAAGGTTCCGGCAACCGTTCGCCAAACCCGAACGAGATGTCAACAGAGGAATACATGAAGTGGCGTCAAGCTAAAAGGAAATAGTAAATGACTTCAAATACACTTTTGACCATCGATCAGGTCACAAATGAAGCTCTGCGTATTCTGCACCAGAAGCTGAACTTTGTAGGCTCGATTAACCGCCAATATGACGACTCTTTTGCGAAAAAAGGTGCAAAAATTGGCTCAAATCTACGCGTTAAACTGCCACCTCGCTATACATCGGCAACAGGTGCGACATATTCCGCAAACAACACTGTTGAGAACTATGTGAACGTTCCATGTTCTACCCAGCGCCACGTTGGTATGGACTTTACATCTAAAGAACTGACACTGGACATCGACAAGTTTGCTGATGAGTTCCTGGAGCCCGCAATGGCACAGTTGGCAGCTGACATGGAATCTGATGCCATGAACATGTACAAAGATGTATCTGCGCAAGTTGGTACGGCTGGTACGGTTCCGGCAACTTTCAAAGTCTTGGCTGAAGCTGCGGGTAAAATCCGTCAAAACGGCCTTGTTAATGATGACAGTCTGACAGCTATCCTGAATACGGATGCGCATGTCGAGATGTCTGATGCATTGAAAGCCTTGCAAAATCCATCGAAGCAAATCGGTGACAACTACAAAAAAGGCCTTATCGTCAATGAGACAGGTGGTTTCAAGAACATCTTTGAAAATACGATGATTCCTGTTCACACCAACGGCTCACAGGGCGGCACTCCTTTGGTTGATACTGCGGCTGCAGCTGACGGCGACACCACAATCCACATTGATGGTGTTACTGCCGGCAATACTTGGACTGAAGGTACTGTCTTTACAATCGCAGGCGTATACGCTGTTCACCCTGAAACGCGCGTTTCTACAGGTAAATTGCAACAGTTTGTTGTAACAGCCGACGCAACGTTTACAGCGGGTGAAGCTGATGTTCCTGTGTGGCCAACGCTGCAATCAACAGGCAACTTCAAGACAATCAATGCATTGCCAGCCGATAACGCGGCAATCACATTGGAGTCAGGTTCAGCCAGCACAGGCTATGCACAAAACCTTGCATTCCACAAAGATGCCTTTGCGTTTGTGACTGCTGATCTGGTTAATCCAAAAGGTAGTGTCGAGTTCGGCGCGCAGAAACAATATGACGGATTGTCATTGCGTATTCTGCGTCAATACGATGCACGCACAGACGAGTTCATCACTCGCGCTGATGTTCTTTACGGTTACGCGACTCTGCGACCAGAGTTGGCCTGCCGTATTACTGCATAAATCAATTAAGGGGAGGGGGCTTTATGCCCTCTCTTTCTTTTCAACGAAAGGATTTTCAATGTCTATCTGGATGTACAAAGACGGCGAAGCAAAGCTGTTCGAGAACAAAGAAGACGTTCCAAAAGGCTGGGCAGATAGCCCAGCAAAATCACAAGATAAACCAAAGGCTGAAGACAAGCCAGCGCCTAAGAAAGGCAAGAAATAATCATGACAACCGCCCGCGACATCATAGAAATCGCACTGCGTAAAATCCACGTTCTAGGGCGTGGACAGTCGTTGCAAAACGATGAAGCGCAAGATGCGTTGACAGCATTAAACGATATGCTGGCATCATGGTCTGTTGAGGGCGGTTATGTCTTTACCGAGACAACAGAGACATTCAACCTGACATCTGCGGCCAGTTATACAATTGGCAGCGGGGGGGATTTTGATACAGATCGCCCGTTTGAAATTGTCAGCGCTTATGTATCGGATGCATCGACGGATTACCCGCTGATGTTGATTGACCAGAAAGAATATTCACGGATTAGTAATAAGACGATTGCCGGCGTTCCTGACCAGCTTTACTTTGACAATAATTACCCGCTTGCAAATATTAAGCTTTATCCCGTACCAAGTGCGGCCAATACATTGACCCTGAACAGCTATAAGCCCTTAACATCTTTTGCGGGGCTATCAAATACCGTCAATTTGCCCCCAGGTTACAACAGGGCGCTTGTCTTTAACTTGGCGGTTGAATTGGCGCCTGATTACAGCAAAGAGCCTACAGGAACGGTTTTAAGCGTTGCCGAGCAATCTAAATCAATCATATTCACATCCAACACGCGCAACGACAAATTCATATCATCAGTCGATACAGCGCTATTACAGAATTACAGCGATTATAATATATATCGGGGGTACTAAGTTATGCGTATTCCCTTTGTCGGGCCATCCTATCAGATGGATGCCCGTTCTTTTGACGTACAGCGTACAGTAAATCTTTATCCGTTAATGGCCGAGGTTCAAGGAACTAAAGCGGTAACAGCATTGCGCGGCACACCGGGCAGGGAACTGTTCGCAACAGTTGGTGGCGGGCCGATACGGGGTTGCATCAGTTCAACGTCTGGCCGTGCCTTTGTCGTGTCGGGTGATAGTTTTTACGAGATTTTAAGCGACGGCACTTCAACAGATCATGGGTCACTGAATACGCAAACAAATCGTGTCAGCATTGCCGAAAATAGTACGCAGATCATCATCGTTGATGGTCAAGATGGCTGGATATTTACCAAGGCAACGGACACATGGGCGCAGATTGTCGATGTAGACTTTCCGACCTGTTCGATTATCAGCTATCAAGACGGGTATTTCCTGACGTTTGAAGACGGATCACAAAAGTTTTATATCTCTGCGCTAAACGATGGCACAAGCTGGGACCCGCTGGACTTTACAAGCGTTGAAAGTTCGCCTGATGATTTAACGGGCATCATATCTGATAACGGTAACGTCTGGCTGTTCGGCAACAGATCAGTTGAGGTTTACCAAAATACAGGAAACGTTGATTTCCCGTTTGAACGTATTGGCGGGGCCATCATCCAGACTGGATGCGCGGCTGGCTTCACAGTACAGAAATTCGATAACACAATCGCATGGCTGGGCGTTGACGAACAAGGTCGCGGCGTTGTTTGGAAAGCTGAAGGATATCAGGCCAGACGCCTATCAACACAGGCCATTGAAAGTAAAATTAACTCTGTTGAAAGCTTTGACGGGTCATATGCGTGGGTATATCACCAACAGGGACATATTTTTTATGTTCTGCAAATTAAAGGGCTTGATACGACTTTCGTATATGACGGCTCAACAGGCTTATGGCACGAAAGACAATATCAGGATGCAAGCCTAAACGCACGTAAACAAGACCGTGGGGCATGTCATTTCTTTTTCAACCAAAAGAATCTGGTTGGTGATACGGAAACGGGCAAGATTTATAACATGGCGCTGAATATCTATGCAGATAACGGCGATGAAATCATTCGCGAGCGTATTTGCCCGCATATTCAAGACGAAAAGCGTGTTATCGAGCATTCATGCTTTGAATTGGACATGGAAGTTGGCGTTGGCCTGACATCCGGTCAAGGTTCCGACCCGCAAATCATGATGCAATATAGCGACGATCAGGGTTCAACCTATTCAAACGAGCTATGGCGCTCAATTGGCAAAAAAGGCCAGTATTCAACGCGTGTAGATTGGCGTCAATTGGGTCAATCACGCGATAGGGTTTACAAAATCCAGTATTCGGATCCGACATTTATACAAATTAACGAGGCGTATTTAAATGCCACTTAATAAAGCACCGATACAGGCCAAACCGATAAACGATAAAACGGGCTATACTAATACGGTATGGGTTAAATGGTATGCATCAATCGTCCGATTGCTGGCACGTATACGCAATAATGGCACAATTGAGCCTGTCACCTTAACCGATGCACAGGCAGAGAATAATTCGATTTACTACAGTTCAGATCAAGCAAAGCTGGTTTACAAAGACAGCGGGGGGACGGTGAATGGCCTCTATTAGAGTGGCCGAACGCGACGACTTGCCGCGGGTTGTGGCATTGATAATGGAACGGGCGAAAGAGTTCAAGTTTATGAACTTTCCAAAGCCGGATATCAATGTGGTCGCAGATACGGTTTATAAGAATTATATGCTGGCCCCGTGCTTCGTCATGGAAATTGATGGCAAGATTGTCGGATGTGCCAGCCTGACATTAACAAGCTTTGGATGGTCAAAACAGGTGATTTTGGCGCCATTTATGGTCTACATCCAAAAAGCACACAGAAGTTTAAAACACACTAAAGCGATATATAAAGCCATTCAGGAGTATGCAGACGAATGGGAGCTTTTATATGTCGATGATTACATAGCAACAGACAGGATTGAAGCCAGACAGAGACTTATGCGGGGCATGGGTTTCGATATTCAGGGCTTTATGCTGACATATAAAGGAGAGTACTAAATGGGCGGTGGCAAAGGCGGCGGCGTTGATACATCAGGCATGGAAGCGGCAGCGCGTGAATCAAACGCATTGCAGGAAAGAATTTACAATGAAAGCGTTGAGCGTGGCATGCCCTTCTATAAGGGCGGAAAAGCTGGCTTTGATATGCTTATGGATTATATGGGTGTGCCGGGCGGTGCATCAATGCAAACGCGTGGTCAAATCCGTGAAGAATTATTGCCTGAATATACGACTTCAATCACGAATAATGCGGGCACTGATCCTGTCTATTATAATAATAGCGGTGGAATTATTAGTGCTGATAAGCTTATAGATGATCCGGGCGGTAGTGACAAGAAAATGTACTACGCAAACGGAATGAACCATTTTGCAAAAATGCTTACGCCAGGAGCAACTCAAACTGATCAAGTTGATTACGATGGATTAAACGCCGCCATTGATGCCCGCCTAGCAGGCCAAGAGGGTAGCGAGCCTGATTATTACGGCTCATTATTGAAGCCGTTCTCTATGGATGATTATCAAGCTGATCCGGGCTACCAATTCCGTTTGGATGAAGGTCAAAAGGCTTTGGAACGCAGATTGGCCGCACAGGGCAAAACATTTAGCCCCGAAGCTGCGAAAGCTTTAATGGGGTACAATCAGGGCATGGCAAGCCAAGAATACGGCAATGCCTATAACCGCTATAACATGGATCAGGGCAATACATTTAACCGCCTTGCATCAATTGCCGGCATCGGCCAGACGCAAACAGGACAGATGGCTGGACTGGGCCAAAATTACGCCAATGCAGTCGGTCAGACAAACTCGAGCCTTGCAAACGCACAAGCGGCCGCAGCACAGGCAGATGCAGCCAATAAAGGTTCAATGTTTAATTCTTTGCTGGGTATGGGTGCAAACCTTGGTAGCTCTTACATGATGGCAACAGCGCTTTCAGACAGAGACTTAAAGGAAAACATTAAATATCTGCGCCAAGAGAAAGGCCAGAATATCTATGAATTTAACTATAAAGGGCGCAAGGAACGCTTTGAAGGTGTTATGGCACAAGAGGTCATGGAAAGCCGCCCAGATTGCGTTGTTATGCGTGACGGGCATTATACGGTTGATTATGGGCGCTTAGGATTACAGATGAAGGAGATCGGATAATGGTTGCAACATTTGATGGTAGTGCTTTCCTGCAAGGCGCAAATATGCAGATTCAAGACCGCCAAAACCTGATGAATAACTTTTCGCGCTTATTATACGGAATGCAACAAAATAAAATTAGACAGGATGCGATTGCACGTGCAGAGGCGAAAGATGCCGCGGCACAGGCGATGGACCCGCAAACCATCTTAGCCGATATTGAAATGGGCAAAGATGTTTCGCCAGATCGCATGGCCCGATTAAAGGCGTGGGATAAAATGAATACCTCAAAAATGGGACAAGATCAATGGGGGCGTACTTATCAAGCTAATAGATCAGTTTTGCCCAGCCAAACGCCTGACATAGTTTCACAGGGCCGCAACACTTTTGGCGCTGTTGCAGGCACACCACCAATTGTTCCTAATGACATGCCCATTCAAGATGTTCAGCCGCAATCTGGTGTTTATCAATCATTGAATCCAATGGCGCAAACGCCTGCCGGACAGATGGAATCTTTTAAGAACGAATTAGACATTCAAAAAGATATCATTATGGATGAAAGAAAAGCTGACCGTGAACGCGAAGCAGAGGCTGGTAAGGAAAAACTTTCTTTGGAAAATCAAGCCGCTCAACTTGATAGCCTGGATGAAGAAATTGACAGAGCAATTGAGCAGACAGATTGGAAAAGTGCAGGCGCGGCAAGCTTCACAGGCATGGTTGGTGGAACGCCAGCAGCTGATTTGGAAGCCCGTCTGAACACAATCACAAGTGATGCTGCCCTTGGGCGTTTGGCAGAGCTTAAAAAAGAGGGTGGAACGCTTGGCGCTGTTAGTGAAAAAGAATTGGCCTTACTTGGTAGCGCAATAACTGGCCTAACACAATCACAAAGCCCCGAACAGCTAAGATTTAATTTGAAAAAATACAAAAGGGTTCGCCGTGAAAGCTTTGAGCGTGTAGCGGATGCCTATAAAAAGAAATACGGTACAGATATAGATTTTGCCGCCTCTATTCCACAAGAGACTGAACAGTCGTCAAACCCTAGCCAGACTAGAAAAGACCTAAGCCAGTACAGCTTAGAAGAACTGAAAGCTATGGTTAAATAATGTCATTCAATAAAGCTTTCGAACATTTAATGCAGGCTGAAGGTGGCTATGCAAACAGTAAGCATGACCGCGGTGGCGAGACATTCTATGGCATTTCATCAAAATACTACCCCAATGAAGTACGTAATATAAAACGCATGGTGGATTCTGGACAAGATCCATCAGAATACGTGCGCGGATTTTACAAGCGCGAGTTTTGGGATGCATCTGGTGCTGAAGACATTGGCAACCCGTCATTGCAATTAGCCTACTTTGATACGGCAGTTAATAGCGGGATTGGAAAGGCAAAAGAGCTTTTGCAAAACGCATCATCTACAAATGATTTCTTAGACAAAAGGCAGGAATTTGTGAATCAGATAATTGAAAACGACCCTTCACAGGCTGAATTTCAAAATGGCTGGAGAAACCGAATTGATGGCTTGCGAGAAAGTGATGCCCCTGCATATAGCCAAGAGGATATTTTGGCAGAGATTGCAAGACGCGAGGGCGAAGAACAACCGCAGGAAATGCCATATTCACAAGATGAAATTCTGGCCGAGATCGAGCGCAGAGAACAAGAACAATACAGCCCGCTACAATCCGCTGGTTTAGGCTTGGCGCAAGGCGCATCATGGGGCTTTGCCGATGAAGTCGGCTCTTATGCTAAAGGTTTATACGATGGCGTGACAAATTTAAGCGTGGATGCTGGAATTCAAGGCTATAAA